ATTTAACTGTTAACGGTACGCAGACTATTACTAATAGTAACAACATTGCCTTGTCTGGAGCTTTTAGCTACTTCAACTCTGGGGATACTATCGGTGAGGCTAATACTGTACACACTGGCACTGGTCTGGACGATGCTATCTTTACTGGCCACTACAACGGTACAAGCTCAAACAAGACCTTTAAAGTTAAGATTACAACCCTAAAGACTGGTAGTGACGAAGACTTCTTCCGTTGGTCCACAGATAACTTTGCAACTCAGTCAGCTGAGATTGAAATTACAGGCGAAGATCAGCTTCTTGAGGAAAACATAAACATCAAGTTTAACGCTACCTCTGGTCACACACTAAACGACATATGGTCTGGAACAGCTTCCCCAGTTAATGTAGATACTGGTATAGCATCTAATAGGAATACTGGTACATCAGGAGTTGGTTATACCCACGTAGGTGCTTACTTTGATGTATCTACTAACTACTGGACATTCTTTGATGAGTATGCTCCAGAACCTACAGGTACTATAGATACTGGTCACGCCTCATTTTCCTACGGGACTATAAAAGTAGATGCTGTAATAGGAAACCTAACAGGTAACGTCACAGGTACTGCATCTAATGCTTCTCAGTTACTTAATGCTAGAACTATCAGTCTTAGTGGAGATGTAACTGGATCAGTGTCGTTTAACGGAAGTGCAGACGCAGATATAACAGCAACAGTAGTAAATGATAGCCACACACATGACACCCGATATGTGCAAAAGGCTGGAGATACGATGACAGGTACACTTAATGCTACAACAGTAGACTTTGGTGACTGGACTATAACTGAAAGTGGAGGCTCTCTTTACTTTGCTTACAGTGGAACAAATAAATTCAAACTCGATAGTAGCGGAACATTGTCTGTGACTAATGACGTACAGACTGACCAAACCATAACATAAGCTAATAGTGAGTACACGAAGATGGCAGTAAAAATAAACGGCACTGAGGTAATTGACGACAGTAGAAACGTAGTAAACGTGGGCAATGTCGATGGCAGAGATGTATCTGTCGATGGGGCTAAACTAGATAACGTATCTGCTAATGCAGACGTTACTGCCACAGCTTTACCTACAGCATTAACAGGTTTATCTACTAGTGCATCTCCAGCGTCTAATGACCTTATTGTGTCGTATGATATTACTGATAGCACTTGGAAAACAGCTACTGTTACAGCTACTGCTCTTCAAGGTCAGAAGGGACAGAAAGGCGAAGTTGGAGCTACTGGATCTCAAGGTATTCAAGGTAATACTGGAGCAACTGGTAGTGCTGGTTCTGCTGGAGCTAAAGGCCAGAAAGGTGAGGTCGGTGTAACTGGTAATACAGGATCGACTGGAGCTAAGGGTCAAAAGGGCGAAGTTGGAGTTACAGGTAATACTGGGTCAACAGGATCGGCTGGTCAAAAAGGACAGAAGGGCGAAGTGGGAGCTACGGGAGCTACAGGTAGTGCTGGATCTAACGGTTCTGCTGGAGCTAAAGGCCAAAAGGGTGAGGTTGGCGAACAAGGTATACAAGGTAATGCTGGTAATACAGGTTCAACTGGTTCCCAAGGTCAAAAAGGCCAAAAGGGAGAAGTTGGTGCATCTGGAGGTACAGGCTCTACTGGACAAAAGGGACAGAAGGGTGAGGTTGGAGCTACAGGTTCTACAGGCTCAACTGGATCAACTGGTAGTACAGGTTCGCAAGGACAAAAGGGACAGAAGGGTGAAGTAGGTAATACTGGCTCAACTGGTTCAACTGGTTCTCAAGGTCAGAAAGGCCAAAAGGGAGAAGTAGGAGCGCAAGGTAATACTGGTAATACTGGTAGTACAGGCGGTACTGGTTCTACTGGACAAAAGGGACAAAAGGGGGAAACGGGTTCTACTGGCGGTACAGGATCTACAGGTTCAGCTGGTCAGAAAGGCCAAAAAGGACAAACTGGATCAACTGGCTCTCAGGGAGCTACAGGCTCTACAGGCTCTACTGGTGGTACTGGATCTACTGGACAAAAGGGTCAAAAGGGTGAAGTAGGGGCTACTGGCCCAGCAGGTAATCCATCAACATCTTATGGAACTGTTGGTTCTTATGCGTTATTAAAAAATACAAACAACCCTGCAAACTGGGGCGTAGGGAATACTGTCGCAGGGTCATCTCTTTATTACGCAAACACTTATCAGTCTGGCGGATCGAGTTGGGGCGGTGGTCAGGTTTCCCCAAGCGGAACTTGGCAAATAATGGGGCATATCGGTAGATACAATGGTACTGTAAATTACAGTGGAAATAGTACATCAGTCTCTGTTTATGTAAGAATCTCTTGAATAAGATTAAAAAATAGGAGGCGGTTATGCCTGACCAAGTAATAATAACAGAAGTGCGTAATGCACAATCCCTAAACGCAGAGAATACTAGATTTGATGTAGAAATTAACCATCCACAATACAGTTGGATACCATACACATTAGACCCTGATGATGCAGATGTGGCTGTAAACAACATCGTATTACTTGAGCTTATTGGTTCAGATTATGAGGCTTATGTTTCGCCTACTCAAGCAGAGCTAGATGCAGAACTAGCGTCAAATCTAAGGGCGCAACGTGACCAAAAGTTGGTAGAAGAAGTAGACCCAATAGTAACTAATCCTCTACGTTGGGCTGAACTTACAGATGCTAAACAAGTAGAGTGGACACAGTATCGAACTGACTTACTTAACCTAACAGATCAAGCTGGTTTCCCTAACACAGTTACGTGGCCTACAAAGCCTAGCTGATGATAATATATCAAATCTCACTTCACGGTTCGGCATACGATGCAAGAGGTAAGACTTGGGAACAGATATACTCTGAGAGCCTCTGTAAGCCCCGTAGAGGCTGGTTAGACCCTATACACAATAGAACTCTACTAAAAGGTGAGTTTGGATGCTCAGTGAGCCATTTAAGGGTATGGGAGAAGGTTGCAAACAGTAACTCTAATGGTATTATACTGGAAGAGGATGCAGTATACGATAGTATAGATACTGATAAGGTAAATAGACTTCTTAATTCCCACGATAGTGTTTGGTTAGGTTACAGATGGAACGACATGGGATATTGGTATAACTGCCATGCTTATGCAATAACTCCTGATACAGCAAAACTGTTGATACAAGACTTTAAGGATAACATCATCCCTGTTGATGAATGGGTTCCCATGAAGCTAAAAGATGCCAACAACTATTTCTATAAAGAAGAGGTCGTTACTCAAATCCCAAGGTCAACCCGACCAAGTACCATAGAGGAAGAAGATAGTCCGATGATAGACTCTAGTAAGATTAATATAATAACAGTAGCTACAGACGAAACTAAAATGTGGCCTTTAGCACAGTCGTGTGACAGACATCAAATTAATCTAGTTAACCTTGGAAAAGGTGATAGCTGGAAGAGTGAGATGGAAGGATATGATGGCTTAAGAAAGATAGAGCTAGTAAAGAAGTTAGTTAAGGACTTAGCTAAAGATGAGATAGTTCTATTTGTAGATGGTTATGATACTTTTTTCACTGAAGGGTATGAAACAGTAATACAAAGGTTCTTAGACTTCGATGTAGATATATTGTTTGGTGCAGAACAAGAATGTTGGCCTATAACAAACGATCAGTCATATAAGAATAGATGGCCTGATATGCTTACTCCTTATAAGTATTTAAACAGTGGTTTATATATAGGGTATGCTGGGGCATTAAACGACTTTTTTGATTTACCTAGTACAGATGATAATGGTGACGATCAGTTATACTGTCAGTCAAGATACTTATCAAAGTACGAAGACTTCTTTTATACGGTAGCTCTAGACTATGAAGGTTATATATTTCAGAACCACGATACAACTATACGTAAAGTAAATAATCAACTTTGGAATGATAGAACTAATTGTTGTGGATGTATATATCATGGCAATGGAGGTAAGTCAGAGAAAGACTTCTTCTATAAACTAGCTAAAGAGTTTGGGTATGAGAAACTACCCTCTCCTATTACTAGGGCAAGTAGAGATTTAAGCTACAAAGAAGTAGCACAAGACTTGCTAGTTACAAAACTACTATCCGAAAGTGAGTGTAAGGA